GCAGTTACAATTGCAGGATCACCTGCAGTAGATCAATTAACTTACTTTCAATTATTTAGAGATGCAAATGCAGGCGGAGATACTTTTAGTGCTGATGCAAGAGTATTAGGTATTAAATTATTCTTCACTACAGATGCGGCTAACGATGCATAAGGAGAATAAAATATGTTTGGATATCAAGTATTAGGTTTTGGAGCTGGAGGCTCTAGCAAAGAATACACAATGCAATTCTACGTAGTTGCTGGAGGCGGAGGAGCATCTCCACTTCGAGGCGGCGGCGCGGGCGGCGGAGGTTCGCGAGCTTCAACTCAAAGTCTTTTCACTGGAGATACTTTAAATGTAACCATAGGCGCAGGAGGAAATGGTGGTACTCATCCAGGAGGAGGTACAACCAAAGGTTCTCCTTCTTCAATAGGAGGCGGAACTGTCCCAGGAACATTTGCAACAATAACATCTACTGGCGGAGGACAATCACAACAACAAGGTGGTGCAGCCGGTGGTGCAGCTTTCCCAACTAATAACCAAATTGCTGGAAACGAAGGTGGCTTCTCTCCCCCTGAAGGAGGAGATGGAGGCGCAGGTGGACCACCACCAAACCCAGGATCATCTGGAGGCGGAGGCGGAGGTGGCGCTGATGCAAATGACGGAGCCAACGCAGGTGTTCGACAAGGTGGTAATGGAGGAGCAGGAACTGCAACTTCTTTATCAGGATCACCAGTTGCTTACGCTGGAGGCGGCGGAGGAACAACTCAATTTAGTGGAACAAATGGAACAGGTGGCGCCGGGGGCGGCGGAAACGCTGGAGCACCAGGGCAAGCTGGAACGGCAAATAAAGGCGGCGGCGGAGGCGGTGGATTCGATCCAGGATCTGCACCTTATCCAGCAGGCGGAGCCGGTGGATCAGGTTGTGTTGTAGTAAGAGCACCAGCAGATGCTTTTGCTAAAATTACTGTGACTGGAGGATCAAATACAAAAGGTCAAACTCCTTCACCAGATGGAGCTGCTACATTATTAACATTTAATGAGACAGGAACTATAGTAGTAGGATAATTTATGGCACACTTTACAATATTAGATGATGACAATATAGTTACAAAAGTTGTAGTAATTGGTAACGCTGTAGAAACAGCTGATGGTCCCTTAGGTGACAATGACAAACATGTTGATGGTGAAACATATTGTAGAATGTTAATGGGCCCAGGTAAATACAAACAAACTTCTTACAATAATAATTTTAGAGGCAGATACGCAGGAATAGGTTTTAAATACGATGAAGCTAAAGATGAATTTATATCACCACAACCATTTGCTTCATGGACACTAGATTCTAATAATGAATGGCAACCTCCAATAGCGATGCCATCAAGACAATATACTGATGGAGAAGGAAATACAGCGTACTATTCAATACCTCAATGGCAAGAAGATAATCAAAGATGGGTAGCTCATGTTTCTAATGAGGATGCTGAACCTACTGAATATTTTTGGAATACTTCTACTTCTAGCTGGGAAAGTATTTAATATTTTTTAAATATGATGTATAAGAAATTATGGACGTCAATTTTAAGTATTGGTATTTTACTGCTGCCTTAAGTAAAGAGTTTTGCAATAAAATTATATTTAAAAATAAATTATCTAAAGAAAAAATACAAGCGAGAGTTGGCTCAATTTACCCCTCTACCAATAAGCTGAGTAAAAAAAATATTACAGATTTAAAAAAAACAAGAAATTCTAAAGTTGTATTTTTAGAAGAAAAAGAAATTTTTACTACTCTACAACCTTACATATTTGAAGCTAATAAAAATGCAGGTTGGAATCTACAATGGGATGCTAGTGAAAATGTTCAATTTACTCAATATAGAAAAGATAATCATTATACTTGGCATCAAGATTCTTGTATCCAACCTTACTCTGATGTAACTAATCCTTTGCGATATGGTAAAATTAGAAAATTATCTATGACAGCTTCTTTATCAGATCCTAGTAAATATAAAGGAGGCGAGTTACAATTTTGGTCACCTGACCCTACAAAAAAAAGTGGAGGTAAAATAATAACTTGTAAAGAGATAGGACCACAAGGATCTATAGTTGTTTTTCCTTCTTACATGTGGCACAGAGTTAAACCTGTAACAAAAGGAGTTAGACATTCTTTAGTCATGTGGAATTTAGGTAAACCTTATGTTTAAAAATTATAAAGTTATAAAGAAAGCTATTAGTAAAGAGACAGCAGACTTAGCTGTTACATATGCTCATACAACACAAGAAAAATTTAATTGGATGTCTTTAAACAATCTTATACCACCTAAGAATACAAATTTTGGTTCTTGGGGTGATTCACAAATTAATAATGAGAAAGTTTTTTGTTATTACGGAAATGAATTTTTTGATAGTTTATTATTACACTTACAACATAAAGTTGAAAAAGTTATTGGTTATTCACTAAAACCTATGTACTCATATTTTAGAGCTTATGTAAAAGGAGCAGAATTAACTCCTCATACAGATAGACCAGAATGTGCTTTATCTACAACTTTAAATTTAGGTGGTGATCCATGGCCTATATATTTAAAAATAAAAAACAAAAATATTCTTGTTGACTTAAAACCAGGAGATATGTTAGTTTACGAAGGATGCAAATTAGAACATTGGAGAAAGGTATTAAAAAAAAACAAATGCTATCAAGTTTTTTTACACTACAATAATGTACAAACAAGTGTAGTTAAATTTGATGGAAGACCTATTTTAGGAATAGCTAAACACAAAAATTTATGAAAGAAGAAATTGTAGTAAAAGATTTATTTAGGTTCTCTTACGGAACTATTAAGTTGAAAGAAAACCTTAAAGAAATGAATAAAATGGCTCAAGTAATAAAAAAGAAAAATCGATCTGTTTTGTTATCAAACAGAGGAGGATATCAAAGTCCAAACATAGAAGTAGACAAAGTTCCAGGATTTAAAGATTTTGCAATTAAAGTTTTAAGATTAGCAGGAAAATACTCAAGCATATTTACTTTAAACAGACCAATTAAGTTTCTTAATGCTTGGCTTAATATAAACCCATACTTAACTTCCAACGCTCGTCACAAACATCCCCATACGATTGTTAGCGCTGTTTACTATATTAATGTTCCAAAGAATGGTGGCCAGATTATGTTCTCGAGTCCTTTGGATAATTTACATGGCTATTTACATGAAGATGATATTAATACTTTTAACACTTTTAACTCTTCAGCTAGAACTTTAGACCCTATTAATAATCAACTTATTTTTTTTCCAGGTTGGTTAGCACATGAGGTTACTGCAAATTTTTCAAAACAAAAAAGAATTTCAATGGCATTTAATTTTGGATGAAAACTGATAAAAATAACATGAACCTAGATTTATTATTTCCTACTATCATAGGAGTGTCAGACTGTGACTTTCATAAAAAAATAGAAAAGTTATTAGTTAAGCATTGTCTCACTATAAAGAAAAATAAAAATAAAGGAGGTACTAATTGGATTTCAAACTCTACTTACAATACAAGTCTTACTTACGATCTTTTTACAGATCCAAAATTTCACAAATTAAATGTTTGGATTTCAGAGCAGGTAAATCAATTTGTATCTCAATGTAAATACGCAAGCCTATTTAAACCTTCAACAGCATGGATAAATGTATATGAGAAAAATGATTATCAAGAATATCATACACATCCAAATCATTCTATATCTGCAATTTACTTTTTAAAATCAAATGCACAAAAAAATTCTAAAACGTGGTTTGAGTCACCTATTAAACTAGAAAGCAATGACCCTAAAGCAAACGAGTCTCATCCTATAACTTGGAACCGAGTGGGTTATGAAGCTGTTGCAGGTCGTTTATTATTATTTAGATCTAACGTAAGACATTGTGTAGAAAGAGAAAACCATTCTCAAAGAATAAGTTTGGCTTATAATTTTAATCTTGCAGGAGAACAATAGTGTTTATAGAAAATGATATATGGCCCATTCATGTATTAAGAAACGAAGCTATTAAAGAAGCAGTAGAATATATAAAAAACATAAAAGGTAAAAAACCTGTGGTAACTGATGCAGGTTGGTGGAAACAAGCAGCTGATGCTATAGAAACAAAAGGACTTCATTTAGAGTTTGGTGTCTTCGAAGGAGAATCTCTTAATTTTTTTACAGAATATAAAAAAGACGATACTTGGTATGGCTTTGATAGTTTTAAAGGTTTACAAGAAACTTGGCCAGGAGGTATTGTAGCAAAAAAATCATTTAACTTAGATGGACAATTACCTCAATTAGATCAAAACGCTAGACTTGTACCGGGTTGGTTTAAAAATAGTATTCCTAAATTTTTTGAAAAAAGACCAGATGAAAAAATAGCTTTTATGCATATTGATTGTGATACATATGAGTCTACTAATGATATTTTAAATAACATACCTATTAAACATTTTCAAAAAGGCACTATCATATTACTTGATGATTACATTAGTTATTATGGTTGGAAAGATAATGTTTTCAAATCTTTTCAAGAGTGGGTAAACAAAAACAATATTCAATATACATATCAAGTTTTTGGAAAGAAGTCGGCTCAAGTCATACTCTCATGAGTAAGATAAAAGATCGTTTTGCTAAATATCTAACAGCTATAAAATATCCTAAAGAAAAATCACTTTGGAACATTGCCGGTATAATAAAAGGTCAAAACGCTTTCTATAAATTTGATGTCAGAAATATGTTTAAACTAGAAGGAGAACTAACACAAAGTGGACGTTTAGATTCTGGAGCTGATAAAATGGTTTTAGAAGGTACAGATAGATGGCTTATTTTTGATCTTGAAGAACTTTACAAACATATACGTAAAGAAAAAAAGACAAAGGTCTATATAAATAATTTGATAGATAATTTAGAATGGACTATATTTTTAAAAAAATGAATTGGAATAAAGATTGGCTTATAAAAACTAAAATAGATATAAAACCCGTTAGAAAGATTATGGATAAAATCATAGGAAGTAAACTAGATACAACACATAAAAGCACTAGAGGTTTAAATTCTACTCAGCATGATTTAATCAAGGATCAATCAAAGTTTGAAGACGTAACTGATTTAATTAAAAATGAATTGTGTAAACTAGAGACAAGAACTTTTAATTTGTTATCAGCTTGGACAGTTGTTGGACAAGAGAATAGTTATCATATGGTACACAATCATAATCAAGTAGCTAAAGATCACGTATCTACGGTTTTATATTTAAGAATGCCAAAGAAGAAGAATATACATCAATCAGGAGAGTTTTATTATTTTTTAAATGATGGAAATAAAATAACCTATGATAGGTTTTTACCCCTTGAAGGAACTTTAGTTATTATGCCGGTTCACATATTGCACGGGGCATACCCTCAAGCTAAAGGTATTAGACAAACGTTAAACTTTGACTTTGAAGTAAAAAATGATAACTAAGATTAGTATTAAAAACCATAAAAATCATAAAATAGAATTATTAAAGTTGATTGCAGCTGTTCCACACATACCTTCTGCATCTGAAAAAATAGAAAACATTAGCAAATCAGATTGGTTTTTAAGTTCTGATTATCCAAGAGTATACCGTGAGTATTTTTTTAATGTACTCAAACCCTGGTTTAAACACATGGNAAATAAATATAAAACACAAGCAACACTTTCTAATTATTGGTTTCAACAGTATTCACAAAGTAATTATCATCATTGGCATTTACATCCTAAGTGTCACTTCTCTAGTGTTTATTATGTGGAGCTACCAGAAAAAAGTTTGGCAACAGAGTTTAAAGACTACAAATCAATATCAGTAAAGGAAGGTGATATAATAACCTTTCCATCGCATTGGGTCCACAGATCACCTATAAATTCTTTTGGTAAAAGAAAGACTGTGATTGCTTTTAATAGTAATATGAATATAGTAGTATAATGTTACAAAAACTAAACTTTTTACCTGGATTTAATAAACAACTAACACCCACACAAGCTGAAGGTCAGTGGGTTGATGGTGATAATGTTAGATTTAGATATAACACCCCTGAAAAAATAGGTGGATGGCAACAACTTGGACCTGATGAAATGACAGGCTCTGCAAGAGCTATGCATCATATTGTTAATAGGTCAGGAATTAAGTTTTCAATTATTGGAACCAATAGAATTTTATACGCTTACTCAGGTGGTGTATTTTATGACATACATCCTATTAAATCTACAACAACACTTACAAATGCTTTTAGCACCACAAATGGTTCAGCCACAGTAACTATAACTTTTGCTACCGGTCACAGTCTTTCCCCTGGAGATATAATTTTATTAGATAATTTTACAGCAATAACTGGATCTAATTATTCTGCATCAGACTTTGATGATAAAAAATTTATGGTAACTTCAGCGCCAACCAATACAACAATAACTGTTACAATGCCTTCTAATGAAAGTGGCTCAGGTGCTACAACATCTGGAGGTATTAGAGTTCAAATTTATTATCCAGTAGGACCAGCAGAGCAATTACCTGGCTTTGGTTATGGACTTGGATCTTGGAGCGGTGAAGTAGCTAATCCCTTAACAACAACTTTAAACGGAGCGTTGTTAAACGATGCTAATGGAACAGGTGGATCAGGAACTTCTATTACATTAGTTAGTACGACAAACTTTCCATCAACAGGTACAAATTTTATTAAAGTTGGAACAGAAGAAATATCTTACACAGGTGTTTCAGGAAACAATTTAACAGGAATAACAAGAGCGGTTAGAGGAACAACAAGAGCTGCGCACTCAAATGGAGCTACTGTAACAAATACTACTGATTTTGTAGCGTGGGGTGAAGCCGCTTCAGGAGATTTAGTTATTGATCCAGGTATGTGGTCAATAGATAATTTTGGTGATAAAATTATTGCACTTATACATAATGCACAAGTTTTTGAATGGGACTCAAATTTATCAAATTCTACAGCGACAAGAGCAACAATTATATCTGGAGCACCTACGGCATCTAGAGATATGTTAGTATCTACACCGGATAGACACTTAGTATTTTATGGAACAGAAACAACAATTGGAGATCAATCAACACAAGATGATATGTTTATTAGATTNTCTGATCAAGAAAATATTAATGATTATACACCTACAGCTGTTAATACCGCTGGTACACAGAGACTTGCAGATGGATCTAGAATTATAGGAGCTGTTAGAGGTAGAGATGCAATCTATGTTTGGACAGATACATCTTTATTTACAATGCGTTTTATTGGTCCACCTTTTACATTTGGTTTTGCACAAGTTGGAACGAACTGTGGATTGATTGGTATGAATGCAGCATTAGAGGTAGATGGCGCTGCATATTGGTTATCAGATAATGGTTTCTTTAGATACTCAGGTAATTTAGAAACAATGACATGTTTGGTAGAAGATTTTGTATTTGATGATATTAACACAACAGCTAATCAACTTGTAAATGCTGGTTTAAATAATTTGTTTGGTGAAATTACTTGGTTT